TTCTTCTCTCATTTTTTTAACTTTACCTGATTCAGTGTCTAATAAATCAGAACTAATTTTTGCTACAAAATACTTTTCTCCTTGTTCCATATTAAATTAATTTTTCTATTTACTAAATAATCGTTCAATATTTTCAATAAGTCAAGTGAAAATTATCTCTTACCCAAATATGCGTTTAATTTATTCATAAGGTCAACTTCTTTACTATCTTTAACATTTAACTCTTGTCTTGATTGTTTTTCTTGTTCGATATTTTCATCAAACTTCATTCTATCATTTGGGTCTAAGAATAAATAAGCACCTGGTGTTGACGGTGAAGATACTAAATCAAAACAAATTAATTCAAAATCATCTTGGACTTCATTTTGGTCTCCGACTTTTTTAAGTGAACCAACCCCTCTTGATGATATACCTAACGTAACACCTTGTCTAAGATAGTTGGCAGCCATATCACCTTTAGTTGATACAATACCTCTTTCGTGAAAACCTGGACTTGTAAGTAATCTTAAAACTCCCATTAATACATTATCTTCCCACCATACTTTAGTTATGATGTGAGATACACGGTCTAAATCAATTAATGATGATTCAGGGTGGTTCAATTCAGATAATGAAACACCCTTCTCAATCATTTTTTTATAATTATCAGATTCTCTCTTTAAAATCTTTTCAGGATATACACGACCATTTCTATTTGGTGTGTTATATTTTTGTAGAACGGCATAAAATTCAAATGGTTTTGAGTGGTCTAAAAAATTACTAGACTCCATTATATATTTATTATGTTCTGTTGTTGGGGAGATATAACCAGCATCTTGTTCGATTAGGATACCTCTACCTGATTCATATGGTTTTAATATTTTTAAATTCATTGTTTGTTTTAACAATAAATATTAAATATTTTCCGTTTTTATACTTTCTTTAGTAGGTTTTACATTTTTAGTCACATAAAATTTAAAGAATTGGTTGTTTTTAAAATTTTCTTGAAATATTTTTGTTGTGATATCTTTTAATGAATCTTTAAGAAAGTTATCTTTAAACCCCATTTCTACGTTATCTTTAAGAAAAAAATTGATTTCTAAATTCATAAATGATTTCTTATTCATTGATAATCCACTTGACCTTAAATCTAAATCAACAATAAATTTATTATCAAAATAACTGTCTTTAATTTTTTCATAAATAGAATGTTTAATACTTCTACTTAAATTTAAAACAACTCTTGACCAATTATCAACATCTTTTTTTGGTTCGACCCAAGTTTGAATATTTAAATAGATTGATTTTAGATTAATGGAATCTACAGTACCGTATAATACTTTGGCGGTTTTAAAACCTATAATTTTGGAAGTTTTTCCTTTTTTCATTATTTTTCATAGTAAAAAAGTTTATTTTTAATAAATGTAAGTATATTTACAGGAAGAGTCAAAAAAATAATAAATTGACAATTTTTTAATATGATAACAGTAAAAGTTAATAAAGATAAAAACATTGAGAAAGCTCTTAAAGATTATAAGAGTAAAGTGATTAAAACAAGACAAATGTCTGAATTGGTTAACCGTAAAGAATATATTAAGCCTTCTGTAATAAAAAGAAACGTGCTTAGCTAGGCTAAACACGTTCAGAAAAACTTTAAATCAAACAATGATTAAAGGTTGTCGTGTAAGTTTTTTAATTTATAATAATTTAATTTATCATATTTTTCAGTAGAAATCTTTTCAATAGTTTCAGTTATTGATTTTCTTGTTGGTCTATCGTGATTTTGATTATACATTATCTGTAATTTATCAACAACACTTTCTTTAATGGTTGAATATTTTGATTCTAATTCAGAGTCGTCAACTGATAACATTTGGTTAAATTCGTTTTTCTCAGATTCATTTAAACCATCAATATAATTGGATATTGTTTTGTTTGCCATACTAACCATAGTGGTTAATGGAACTTTAACAATTTCTTTTTCTGTCACCGGGTTTTTAGTAATAGTTTCAGTAATAATCTTTTTACTATTAATTTTTGACTCTAAGTTTAAAACCCCATTACTAAGTAGATTATCAATTACTTCATATTTGTTTTCAACAATATAAGGATTTTTAATCCAATCTTTAATTTTGTTCAAATCAGTTGGTGAAATTTTATTAACGGTGTTTTCATATAATGTCACCATTTCATTAATGTAGTCGTTAGCGACTTCATTACTTAAACCTTTATTAGTAGTTAAATCATCATAGATATAGAATAATCTATTGATGTTTTTATTTTCTAACACTAATTTTTTAAATGTTTTAAGTTCGTTTTTGAATGAACCATCTTTATAAGATTCTAATAAAACATTTTCTATTTTTGATTTTAATATTCCAAATTTCATTTTATATATTTTATATATAAATATTAGTCACCTAAAAGTTTATTCAAACGATTCTCAATTTCACCTAAATTATTTTTACCTTTGGATAAATCAATGAACTCGTCTTCACCATACATATTATCAGATTCTAACAATATTTTTAAATTATCTCTCTTCTCAACTGATTCAGGAGTCATACCTGCGTCACCACCTGGTTCAGGTCCTGTAGGTGGTGGGGCCGGCATTCCCATGTCACCACCCATATCACCACCCGGAGGAGGTGGAGGTGTTGCTCCCGCAGCTGCGGTTTGTGTTCCACCTGATTTAGAACCGTATAGGTTATCAATATTATCAAATATACCTGTGTGAGTAATAATTGTTGCGGTATTAGTTAATTCAGCACCAACCGCTTTTTCAATACGTTGTTGTTGTAAATCAAGTTTAATTTCGTCATCAGAGAATCCTAATACGTGTTTTTTAGCCCAAGTAACTGATGTTGGTGCAATACCTTCAATAGCTGTTACGGCCTCTTTATATAACGCAACTTTTTCTTTCCAAGCTTCAACTTTTAATAAATCAGCTTGTGTTGATGGGTTAGTTAATGATAAAGTAAAATTAGATAATTCATCCTCAAAACCTAATAAAAATAAATGGATAATCGCAATTTTATTTAATTCAGCAATCATACATTTTTGTATTCTATTAATTGTTCTAGCAAAACGTATATCCATTAATGATAAGTTCTTACCTTCACCGACAGGTTCTTCAAACCCTAAGAAGGCTTTAGGAACACGTAGTGCGGTTAATAATTTCTTTTGGATGTATTCGATATCCGCAATTTCACCTAAGTTCTGTGCTCCCGCTAATGTTTCAATTGGGTTAGGTGCTGCCGGGTCACGAACAGGTATAAAATAATCTTGGTCTACAGCCATCTGATTATATCTTAAATCAACGTTACCTGTTTTACTATCAACAATTTGGTCACGTTTAAATTTGTTAGCAACACGTTGAACATATGGTTCAACATCTTTATCATCCATGTTACCAACAAAAATTTTAAATACACGTCTCTCAGGGGCTCTTGATGTTCTATAAATTAACATCGCATCTTCAGACAATAATAACTGTTTCCAAATACGTCTCGCCTTCTCTAACATAGAAGTTCCGTAAGGTAATTTTCTATCATCCCCCAATAAACGGAAGTGAGCCATCTCCCAAGAGTTAAATTCCATATCTTTAACTTTCCATAAGAAATGTAACCCTTTAGTGTTATTAGTTTCTTCAACACTACTGATTCTTGCGGCCATACCACGTTCCAAACGTTCAATTTCAATATTTGGTAACTGCATACAACCAATAACACCTTTATCCGTGTCTAATTTTAAGTAGACAAAGTTATCACCATATTTACAAGTATTTCTTACCCACATAGGTAAGTTAGTGTTTAAATCTAAATTGTTATTGAACAAATCGGTTAATACTGATTTAATACGTTTAGACTCTGAATAGATTTGTAACATAAAACCGTTCTCATCTGCGGTGGTGGATTCTTCACCATAGATATCTAACGCGGCTGAAATCTCAGGTGTATATTCCATAGATTCATAATCGTAAAAAGAGGCCAAACGAGTTGGTTCATAATATATTGCTTGAGAATATAAGTTACTTTCAATTTTCGCCCATTGGTTTGTAAGATAAAATGTTTGTTGTGCTTGTAATTTTTCTTTTTCATATTCGTCCTTTGAAGTTGTTTTTAGTAACTCCTTTTTATCGAATTTATATGTGGGGTAATCTTGATTTAATAATGAGTTTGGTCCGAAAGCTTTACTTAGTCGTTGCCAAACCGTTAGATTGTTCATGTTTTCCATATAAGAATTTTAATAATAAATATCAAATGTTAAATAGTTTATCTTTGTCCGTAGTTACCAAATAACCAACCATATTGCATATAATCATCTCTAGATGCGTTTGAATTATTTTGTCTACCTGACATATCGTTATAGTTTGGTAACACAGGATTAAATTCAATATCTTTACTAACTGAATTATTATTGTTAACTGACCACGATTCAATCATCGCCTTTGCTTGGTCTGTGACTTTATTTAATTTACTAAATGATGTCTCACCCACGTATGTTGCCATCGCGATGGACATAAGTAAATCGTCGTGTCTTCCTTTTTGGTGGTCAGGTCTACCATTGATGTAAATGAACGTATCCATTTCATTGTATAAACGATGACTATAAATTCTGAAGTCATGTCTCATCGCCTCCTCATAAGATGCAATAATCTGAACTCGTTTATTGTTAAAGTTAATACCCGGTATTTTTTCGGCAGATTTTGGATTATATTTCCAAGAATTGTTAACGTCTTCACCATCAACATATAAATCCTTATAACCTAACTCCTGAAGTTTACGTGAGGTGGAAACACCCATCCCACCCGTGATATCGACAACAATATACGCCGAATACATATTAGCCCATTTAAAACATATCTCCGCCATTGTATCTGGGGGAAGTTTACCAACAAACTCGGCAACTTGTTCACGAGTATCAAAATCAACAATTTGAAATGAACTAAAATCCTCACTATCCCCACGACTGACATCGACACCCATAATGTATTTGTGACCTATTACCGGTTCTTTCCAAATCCATAATTGATTACCTAACATTTTATTTTGGGGTTCTAATAGATAATTCTCACGAATTTTCTGCATCAATCTTGAGTCAAATACGTTATCCCCTGAACCAAGGAAGTTACACTCTAACTCTTGAGAAACTTTACGTTTGTCGTATTTAAGTTTCTTAACCATCCTTTCAAACCAATCGGAACAAGGTTTGTATCCGTTATTAATTAATTCTTTAGCCGCCTCAAAGTCTCTATGTTTAAATTCTATATCGGACCAACTTATTATTTTCTCAGGTCCGTATTCTTCTTTATTTAATAAGTAATGAATTGCATCATCTGTCTTAACAAAATATAAATCACTCGTGTATCGAGGGTCACGATACCAATACATTTCCGTAATTTTGAAATCATTCATTCCACGTAATGCTTGGTCGTAAATCTCATAGTAAATTGGGTCATTACCATTTGGTGTTGATACCACAATTACTTTACCCCCTGTTGATAGGGACGCCATACACGCAGACCAGAAATCACTATCGGCTTCGATAAACGCGGCCTCATCAAATATTAATATCGTAGGTGTAAATCCACGTAAAGCATCCTTTGATGTTGCCACCGCCTTAACTTCACAACCATTATTTAATTTCCAATGTTTGGTAGATTTTTTATTGGGGTCAATTTGAACGTTAACCCAACTTGGCCATTGAGTTACAAAGGCTCTGATTTTATTCGCCATCTCAATTGATGTGTCCAATTTGTTGGCGATTATCAGTATTTTTTCAGGTTTTTCTTTTTTGGCAAATCCTAATTTTTTAGATACCCAAGCCGATGTTACTGTTGATACACCCGCTTGACGATATTTTAATGCAATGTTTTCATTATAGTTCTCGTAATCCTGTAATAACGTTATTTGGTCGGGGAATAATTCTAACGGAACGTATTTTGAAACTGTGTTGTCGTATGTTTGTAGATACGTACTTAACGCATATGGAGTGTCCTTCATACACTTAACGTATTCTATCATAACTTGTTCTCTTGTCAAACTCATAAGTTTTTTATTTATAAATACCAAAAAACCCCCAATTAATCACTTAATGGGGGTTTAACTATTAATTTAACTGTATTTAATAGA